CACCACCACCGCTTGACCCACCAGATGCTCCGGAGGATTGAAGGGCATCTAGTTTAGCTTTCATCTCGTCTGGAGATAACCAAGGTTCACTTTGTCCTATTGTTGTACCACCTCCTCCTGATTGGGTGCTTTTATTATAATCGGCGATCGCTTTATTCCAATTACCTGCTGTCATCCCTCCGGGGCTTGCCTTAACAGATTCATATAATGAAAGTAAATCGCTCGATCTATTCTGTCCTGTGGAGTTGGCTGCACCTGACATAGCCCCTTGTATTGCAGCTCCCATTCCTGGAAACGGCATTCCGATGCCAGGTATTGAGGACTGTAAAGGTGCCATAGGAGCCTGCCCCTGTCCAGGAACATATCCAGTTGCTGATTGTTGTGAAGCTTGCTGGTTCTGTAAACCACCAAGCAGTCCTCCAGTGGCAGTGCCTTGTGTGTAAAATGGAACGTCTGCCATGTTAGTATGCTCCCTGTTGTTGCCGCTGAGGCATAGGTGTACTTAACAGTCCATTATTATATCCTGCCACCATGTTGCCTTGCTGAGGATTGAGAGGAGGATTGCCTTGTGCGTTGTTATTCATAGCTTGAGCTAATTGGAACGAGCCGCCTTGTGGTGTTGCAAGTCCTAACGTACCTTGATAGGCATCTAAGGCGTTATATGTAGCCAAGTGCTGAGGAGCATTTAATGCCTGTGATGTTTGATATCCTTTATTGATATCACTCTGTGCTTGGTTGCTATAGTCTTGAACAACATTTATAGCTTGTTGTGTATATTTCTCACCGTAAGGGAGGGCTTGATTCAACGCTTGCTGCAAATGAGCATTAGCTTGATTGGCCCATGCCGCTGAATTAAAATTGATTAAGTATTTACTTAAGTCTGTACCGCCGCTGCCACCTATCATTAATTCATCTCCAACATATATTGATTCATTAGTATTCCATTTTTCTGCACACTCTCGTTTAAAGTGTGTACGTGTTTAAAGCCAATCTTCTCGGCATATTTCTTTGCTGCTATATATGGAGTTAATGCTAAGAACTTCTTAGCTCCACAATGTTCTCTCATAAATTCTGCTGTCAATATTCCCCATTCTTCTGAACCATGTTGTCTAAAAGAAGGATGTATCATTACGTGACAGTTCCACATCACATTATTTAAAGGTTCCAAATTAATGAATCCCGCCACATCACTATTATGTAAAAGGGTAATCCATGCGCCCTTGGGCGTGTATTGCTCGAACTCTGGACTGCCATCATAAGATATAGAATCGTAGAAATCCTTTAGATGAAGATGCAACTCACTAAGAGTGGATTGTCTAATAGTCTTCATATTAGTTGCTTCCAGTTGGTGGCGTCATAGGCTACAAATAATGCCTTCCCTGCTGCGGCCAACGTGGTTGCTGTATTAACACCTGCTCCTAAATTATCACCAGAGGCTGGAAATATTTGGAGTATTTGAGCACCACTATTAATAACAGTTGCGTGTCTTCCTGCTGAAGCTGTGGGCAGCGTTATTGTATCATTAGCGTTAGCACACACACTCACTTGAATAATGTCTAAGGTTTGAGCACCTTGTCCCTGAGTTTGTGTTGTGGAAGCTGTAACGCCTGCATTAACACTTCTTGTCATTGCAGTTATGTGGTTCATAGTATACATGGTGTCTATATTATATATCTGACCAGTGTTAAGTCCTGTTACAGACATTACAAACTTACTTCCTGCGCCGCTCCCTTCTAGCCCCATAATCCATTTAGTGGTGCCTTGATTTCTAAATGCTAATCTAGACTCCGCAGTTGTGGAGCCTCCGGCATCTAGGTTACTGTCTATTACTAAATCTGTACTAGCAAGTGAGGAGCCAAACACTGCAGGCATATCTGAAGAACCTGTTCCCGTTGTTTGTCTAAATGTATAATGAGTGGCGAAGGTGCTTGCAGGAACATTAAAAACAAACTTACTTGCATTAGTTGCTGTACTAAACGTGGAGCCATTAATAGTGAGAATTCCTCCCAATCCTAATGTACTGACGCCATCATAGGTCAGTGATGAATTGCCTCCAAAAGAGCCTGCATTGTTATACTGTACAAACGTGTCAGCTCCTCCTGGAGAAGATAGTCCTGCTACATCCTGTAGTCTGGTTTTTCTAATTGCATTATTATCTGAGACATCAGAGAACATAATTTCATCTTCTAAGGTGCCTAATGCATATGTTGCACCGTTGATGTCTACATTAACATCGTCTGCATTAACAGCTATTCCTGAGCCCTGTCCTACACGTAAAGGAACATCTGAAGAGACAGGTCCTCCTCCCACCAATCCATTTCCTGCCACAACTTGTGAGACATTTCCAGAGGATATTAAAGTGCCTGCTTCTGCTTGTTTCACGAAAGACCGTAAGAATTCGTGCCAGATAGGCGATATGCGTCCGTTGCTGTCTGTGAAAGGCACACTAATTGAAGGTAGATTTACAGGCATCACCAACTCCCAAATGAACCGCGAGCAAGTGCCTGCAAAACAACTACATCAACTGGGTCGCTCACTCTTAAGTCAATCACCCAATTACGAGAGGTTCCTATATTATTCGTACTGACTCGTGTGTCGTATTGTCCTAACTGTCCCAGCATTAACATTTCTTCTTGTTCGAATGTGTTTCCACCATCTATAGAATACTTGACCATGAGCACTGGGTTAACGCCTTGTCCAACAGTTGTTCCCATGCCTGAATTAACTTCAAATTCTAAATTGTAAACTGATATGTTTTTTTGTTCATTATGAAACACTGAACTGGTGCGCCTAAGTAGTCGAGGCATTCCATCGTCTGTGCTCACTGTAGTGTCTTCTTTGAATATCTTTCCTGACCACCAGTCGCCAAACAGGTTGATGCCTTTGAATGTTGCGAAGCAACGTCCACGATACATATCTTGAGGAGATGCTCCATCACTGTCTGAAGCTATTCTTTGGCTTTGTCTTTCATGCCACATTCCTGTAGTCATGTCGTAAACCAATGTAGTTTTCATTGCGGGTAAATGCAGATGGTAAAATATGTGACCGTCCATTGTAGTTTCAACAAATCCTTCTGCATCCTTGTTAACAAACTTGTTTAATCGATCAGTGATGCAGGGTGTGCTAATAGGTGTTAGAGAATAATCCGTTCCCATCATATATGCTACATTACCACCTGTCTTGCTCTTACCTAGAAAGAACACACCACCTTGATGGACAGCTACACTATCACGTGCTGTTAGTCCAAAATACATTGACGTGCGTGATTGACGAACGAAAGGTGTGGAGCCATCATTAATATACACTTCTATGGTTTCATCACCAAAACAATATATTTCTTCTCTGAATGTAACAACAGCTTTAACACCATCTGGCTTAAACGTAGGAGTGAAGAAATTGAATCCAGGCCATGAAAAACCATCGTTCAAACCACTAAAATGCACTCTACCATTCTTACCTGAAATAACAAAATAACCATCTGCATAGTCTAATGTAGTTCCATTTGGATAGTCGCTCGTTGTCACCTTTGTCAACGTATCAGTGGACAATGTATATACATAGGCAGCCATGGTGTCCTGAATAAACAATTCACCATTACCATTAGTGGCCATATACACTTTAGAGCGGCTGCCAGTGGCCATGCCTGTTAAAGCTCCTCTGAGCGTGTATGACATGTCGTAATTGATTTCGTATAGGTTGGTGCCAACAACAGCAAAACAACGCTCCTGTGTGAGCGTTATGGCCGTATACAACCCTCTAACAGATTCGCCCCCGAGGTCTGTCCATTGAGACAGTCCAGGACGTGGGAATAGAGCTATTTGGGTTTTATTCTTTTCTTGTGATTTAGAGTCTGTTATTTTAGGAAACCAATTGACTGTACGCTGGGCGTTCCAGTCTTTGAAGCTGTGTTCATACGTACCTCCTATGATGTCTATTTGCATTAGTATACACTCATATCAGGAAGTAAATAGAAGGGAGATTCATCATTATCAAATTCTCTGACTATTTGTTTGTATTGGTCGGCCAATGGCTTAATGGTTTTCAATTCTTCAAACTTGCCGAACGATACACACAATTCTGTGGCCAGTCCGTATATAAGAGGTAGTGTCCATTCTTGGGGAAAGTCCATAGAGTCTGTTGAAGAGTCTACGTCTTCAATTGATTCGTGATACGTAAACTCAATGAGCTCATTTACATTGTTTGGACGAGGATACACATAGAGCTCCCCGGCATCTAGCATTTTATCATAATAGAAATTAAGGGGTCGGCCATCACTTGTCTTAACCGGGATGTTAAAGTATTGGTCATATCCAATAAGTTCCATAGAAACAGAATTCTTGTCGTTGTCTAAATCCACGGTGCGAGCATCTAGAATACGCAATGGTCTGTCAGCAATCTTATTAGTGTATGTAATAACAGTGTTTCCAGAAGCTGCTGCTCCTGTTAAAGCTGTTGTTACAGTTATTTGTGTTGAGGAGTCTACAGAGACAATTGTTGTCCACTGTCGGCTCTTGTTATCTAGCTCTATTCCCACCTTGTCGGCCGCTGTCATGCCTGCGCTCGAAGTCACTGAGAGCACTGTTTGGGCTGAGGCTTCAGCAGCGGACAACGTGGTGTCTATATATGTATTAGCACAATGATCACCAGTGTTAGATATGCTGTATTGTCTGTCTTGGTAGGCTGTGAACAATGTAGCTTGTTTACGATTCCATAACTGAATGCCTTCTGCTTGCCACAGTTTAATCATACTCTGGAAGATATCTACAGCATATGCGTGATCGGCACCTCTAGCGGTTTGATTGATGTTAATTAAATTAACAAGCTGCATAGATCGTTTAATTATTGTGTCTCTGTCTAGAGCAAAATTATAACTTCCACTTCGTGCCATTATTGTTCTCTCATATTCATGATTATTTTCTCATCCATTTTGGATAGTCTTCTGGCCAGCGTTCTTTCCATTTGCCAAACCACATTTTACCATCTCGTGGGCTGTCCCACTCATTACCAAATTTCTTTTGTGAAGGAATGTTTTCATATTCTTCACTATTAATTAAACATCGTACAGCTGTTCTTTCTCTTTGATGTTCTTGTTTTTTAAATTTCTTCTGTGGTGTCGAACCGCCTGATATTCCCATTATAGGAGTTTTTCTATAACTTCTCGACATTTTCTTTCACAGGGTTTGCTTGTTTTAAATGTTCAACTAGGTTGTACACTTCTTTATATGGACGTTGAATTAAGTAGTTTAGTATTTCATTTAAATGTTCTTGTGACATTTGATAGTTCATATTAAGCGTCCGCAAATAAGTTTATTTTATAAACTGTTCCATTAATTTTAAGTCTCCAATATCCTGCACTAGCACCCACTGCTGCGTAAATTGTACCGTCGCCTCTAAAGCCCACTTTGTATGCTGCCGAACCTATGGCTATACCTGGACCGTTGTCGCTCGAGGTGGCTCCTGTTGCTATTGTAGTGACAGCATCTCGTCCCACTGCTATGGCATTTAAACAAGTTGCTGAATCTATGCCTGCTCTACTACCTACGCATGTGTTACCTGCTGCTGAGGTGAACACTATAGCTCCTGAAGCACCTGCAATCATGGCTCCTGCACCTATTGCGACATTATCAGCTGCTGCACCTCCTGTACCTGAGCTTAATGCACTATCTCCCAACACTGCATTGCTTGCACCTGTGGCATTCTGTCCTGCTGTACTTCCTACATATACACAGTTGGAACCATGTTGTCTACCTGTAGTGCCGGGTCCAATAACAACTGAGTTACTACCAGTGCCGAAGTTACCTGCATTGTCTCCTATAACAACGTTGTTGTTTCTAGAAGCAGTGCCATTAGCCATAGCTGTGTTGCCTATACAGACGTTAGCTGCACCTGTGTTAGCGCTACCTGCCTGCATTCCGAAGAACACACCTCCAGCCGCTGTAGTTTGAGCAGACCCTGCTAAATATCCAACAGCTGCCATTCCAGTGCCAGATGTTAAAGCACCTAGCGCACCTGAACCCACTGCTGTGGCATTCACTGAAGCCGTAGTTACAGCATCTAGTGCTTGATATCCAACAGCTACATTATTGTCAGATGTGGTTATGGATGTTCCTGCATCATACCCTACACAAACGTTGAAGTTGCCTCCTGATGTAATAGAGTCCCCCGCAGTGGTGCCTACAATAACATTATTAGTGCCTGCTGTGGCATTAGGGTCGAAACCTGAGGGAGGCACTGCTAATTGAAATTCATCTGCTGTACTATTGTATGCAACTATATAGCCATTCGGGGGAGATGTAAATTGAGCTATAGGCATGCTTACAACGCCCACTTCTTCTCCGCTAAAATATTTTACTATTCCATGTGAGAAATCTGCGACAGTTGTGTCCACTGCCATCTCTCCATCAGCATCAACTGTAGGGGATGCACTATTAGGAAGTTCAAAACTAGTTGCTCCCCCAAAGTCATAAACGCCTGTAGCTGTTCCGCCATCTGTAAATAAAACATCACCGTCAGAGACGGCTGTGTTAAATTGTGCTTTAGTGCCTGTAACACCCACTATTGAGGTTTGGTCACCTGTATTCGTACCGCTAGATGTTCCTGAGAACGTTCCGCTTTGTGTGGCTAATGTACCTAGTTCTAGTGTTGTTCTTTGTGCAGAAGCATTGGCGTCGTCTAGCAAACTGCGACCAGCAGCTGTACATATAATTTCTTCTACGTCTCCGGCAAGAGCTGTGCTTCTACCTAAGAGCCTATCTGTCGCACTTACATTCTGCATCTTAGCATAAGTGATTACGTCATTGTCAATTGTCCATATAGTGCCTGATGAAGCAACTGTTAAATCACCTTTGTCACCATCTGAAGGTTGTAATTGACCTACGGTTAATAGAGACGTTACTCCAGCAACCTTTTCGCCTACAACTTTATCGCCTGCTTCAAGAGTTCCGCCGCTACCTAGTTGATTGACTTTCTTAGTGCTAATTGCCATTATATCTCCTGTGATGTGGCCAGCCAGACGTCTTCATCCTGGCTGAGCACTAAAATTTGTTTCTCACCTTGAGAAGTGACTAAGTATTGATATGAGCTTATTTGTTCCACTGTAGCGACTTGAAGGTCGTATATGGGGGAACCATCAGCTACATCTGTGTGGTTGATTCTTGTCCAAGGGACATTTCTTTCTATAGGGAGTTTATAAGGTATTAAGCCGTAGTCTATTTTGTCAACGTCTTTAGAACAGACAATGAGACCGCCTCTGCCTGTATAAGTCGATAACTTAGTGGCTTCTGAGGCGTAACATTTCTGTCCACAAATATCACAAAAAACTACCCAATCACCTACGCGTCCGGGGTTGAATCTATCTGCCATTTACCTTCCAATTAAATTCACTGAAGAAGAGGTGCCACTTCATACTCGTCAGTATGTCATAAAGGACTTAGTGGCCTTGCCCTCCAGCTAGGCTGGGTGAGTTGCGAATCATTCCAGATTCGTTACGCTTGTAACTTTCGTTACATGTGAACTTCTTAGCTGCTCGACAAGTCGAGAGATGTTAGGAATTACGGCAATGCCTACTTCCATTATTTCGTTCACATTTATATTATAGACTATACAGACTGTGTTGTCAAATTAATTTTGAGTGATTTTTATAATTAATGTTAACACGTCTCCAGCGTCTAGATTTGTAGTTGTCAGCACTAAGTCTCCAGTGGCTCCTGCACCTCCTGGATTACCTATTCCTCCGAAAGAACTAAAATCCCAGTGGCTTCCATTCGAGGGGTCAAATGTGAAAGCTGGGGAATCTGTTGTTTGATCCCATTCCAACACTCCTTGACATCCTGACCCGGACACCCACACTTCTTTTAACACACCTTTTGTAACTCCTGCGACAAAAGCTGAATTGTCATAAATCACTAAGTCTGCTTCTTCTGACCCATCAGAAACAATATGAATTGAACGAACAATCGTCTTATCGTTTCCCGCTCCTAACAGTGTCCTCTGTGTAATTGTATTAGCCATTTGGTTCTCCTAAAAAGGAGGGGCTTTCGCCCCTACAATTATGCGTCAGTTGATGCAACCCAGTTTATAAGCATGGCTTTTTCATTCGCAAGATTCACTACATTCACAGGGTCAACAACAACAAACGTAGCGCCTGTAATGGCCTCTGTAATGTTAGCTCCATTGTCTGTGAGACGGATATTAATGTTAGGACCAATCTGACCTGTTGAGGCTGTGATTGTATCCACCAAGAATATATCGGCTGAGTTACGTGTAAAGAATCTTCCTACATCATGGACATACAGGTTAGTGGCTGCGGTGGTGCGAACATCAATGCCTCCGACAGCAAAGTTGCCGTCTATAACTGATGCAGTGATTTCTATTCTATCTCCACCTACAATTGCTATAGCTGCGTCTGTTCCTGCTGCTGTAGCTCCATTATGAATGTGGTCTAAAATTTTAAGACGAGTGGCTGCTGCTGTAGTGAGGATTCCGTTTGTCACTTGTCCTGTAACATCTCGAATCTCACATGCCTCAATAGTGCAATCGGCTGCACTCACCACCACAACTGATACAACAGCGTCTACACCACCTAAAAGTAGTATATTCTTTAGTGAACAGTTTGCGGCACTCATGGTTAATGTAGAGGCTGTTGCTGTAAGGCTTATCGAAGGTCGTAATGACCCATTACCTAGTCCTACAATAGCCACACCTGCGACATCTAGTGCAATGCCTGCTGCAGCTGAAACATCTTCAGCATGTCCTGGCATAACAAATATAATGTCTCCACGATTTGCTGTACATCGTCCTATTGCATAATCAATAGTGCTAAATGGTTTTAGGTATGTACCTGGGTTTCCATCACTCCCTGCAACTCCACCTGATGCAAGCACCGCTGAGTTGTTTACGAAAAACACTTGTCCTGGATGGGCCACATGTACAGGCACCCCTCGGATTGTAATCCCGTTCATAAATCCATTTGGATAATTTGAAATTGGCATTTGTAACTCCTTAAATTAAAACCCCCTTAGGGGCTGAACCGGTTACAGAATGCAACCAGTTCAATACTAACTATGCGCCGAATGAACCAGCGATACCTCTCCAATCATTGAACAACATTCTATACCGCTCGTAGATAGAGACAATTAAGTCAAAGGTGTACGGGTCTGTATGTTCTTGTCGTTGCAACCCTTTACGGCTAACTTCCACTAAGGAATCATCCGAATCGGTGGTGACAAACCAGGAATCTGTATCAGACAAGTGTTTCCACACCATGTAGTCTTCTATATCTCCTCGTTGGTTAATCGCACTGATGTTGTTGTTTGCAGAATCAGTTTGATATTTAGTCTTCATGATTCGACATGCATCAAATTTAAGCTGTGCAGGCACAACCAAATATTTAGCATTATACATGCTCTTCAATCCATCAGGATTTAAAAAGCCATCAATGAGAATCACCATTTGCTCTAAAGAGTCTTCTGATAAATCTGCATCTGTAGCAGCACGATTAGAACTAGTACCACCTGCTTGAAGAGGATGGTCAGTTGCAATAAGAACCTTACCATCTGGACCTGTTTCACCAGAAGTGATTGCATTGTTAAAGATTTCTGCTCGTTTAACGTCTTTAGTGTAAACCAAAGATTTAGCGATTTCTTTTGAATACATAGGAAGTAGGTCTTGGTATACGTTATCTTCCTGAGACTCCATTGTCAACCTAGCTGCCTTAACATACGTATGGATTGCCCATCGTGTGTTAGACTCTTGGTCTATAGAATCATAGGAAATTGCAGAACCCTCACCTTTCCTTGCCGCTTCGCCCATACCTGCCAACACTACGGATTCATAAAATCCTTTTTCGTTGCTAGACTTTTTAGTGAAGAGCATTTCGCCTACGTTACCGTAAACTTTATTGAAATGTTTTACAAAATCATCCACACCGTACTGTAACGCACGTGGGATGGACCCTCTTGTATGTCTACCTGAATTAGCCATTTATACTATACTCCTGATGTGCCAGCGTCATTGCCTAACACGCTTTGATTAATTCTCACCAATAAATCTGCATCGGTTCCTATTGAATTACCTGGTCGATCATCAAATCCAATGATTTTAACCTGTAGTCCGGGAGTGGTGGCTTTAGTGGAATTATCCACTTCCATACCTGACATACCTGTGATGGTGTTTCCTGCTCCAACTGTGATGTCTGCGTTCAATCCTAAATCTGTTGCAGCAAGAGCTGTTCCAGAAGATTGAATACGATAGATGTCTTGATGGTTAGCTGGTTTGATTAAAACATACATATCAACACTAGCTGGACGATGGCGTTTACCTAAGTCCATTCCTGTTGACACCATATGAGGTAGGAACCCTTGAACAATCCCATAAATTGGGTCTGTTGCAGCACATTGTGCTACAGAAGCCTTATGAGGACATCCTACAATTGCTTTACCTGTTCCTGATAGCTTTACGGCGTCTCCCACGAATGCTGCTGTGGCATCAACCATAATACACATTTCTAACGGTGATAAGCTATTGTCTTCCACTAATTGGAAGCCAAACACTGAATCTACATTAGGCATTTTTACTTCTCCTTAAAAATATTTTTTGGTTGTCTATCTGTCTGATAGTTCAACCCCTGTCGTAATAACCTCATTTCCACGTTTTACTGTCTTCTCACCTTTTCTATCAGACTCTCTTTGTAACATGTCCTCTCGACCCCTTTTCGCATCAAGCTGATTTTCTGCTCTCATGGTTTTAAGGACTCTCATAAGCACTTGTTCATGTTTGTCTGTAGTTTTAGTGATACACGGTTGTGGGCGAAGTTTCTTTTCTTTAGAGTTGGGTGTAAAGCTTCTATCGTCTAAACTTGGTTCTGTGGTTTCCACCACTTCCCATCCTTTATCTAAATACCGGCTAACTCTGCCTGGGTCGTGTTTATATGTGAATATTACATTTTTATAATCATATGCAGGGTCATAATTGTCCACCTGATTTATATTCTGGGTGAATAATGTTGGCCTGAACTTGTCTCTCATTTCTTCTCTACTCATTATATTTCTCCGTCTTTCTTCAATCGATCAATAAATTCTTCTTTGGACAATTCCTGACCCATTGAAGACCTTATACGTGCATGTGCACTATAGGCGTCTTTTAAATCCTGCGACAGTCCTTGAAAGGTTTTTGTTGCTGAAGATTTGCTCGCCGCCATTTTATTAACTCCTGAAGTTGCAATCGAGGGCCTACCTCTAGCTGACGTTCCCAATACTCTTTCTGGGTGTTCATATTGCATACGAGATTCAATCTTTTTTGCCAATTCTTCGTAAGAAGCGTTGGGGTATATCCCTTTAAGTTCGTTATCTATCTCAATGGCTCTATTCTTTAAGTCCGGGTTACGGTCATTGAACCAATGTTGGTTTCTTTCTATAAATGCTGTTTGAGCATCTTGTTGTGCTTGTTGCGATTGCTGGACTTTAGAGGATTGCTCATTAGCCTGAAGGCTATATAGCTCTTTAGTGTAATGGGATACACCCTCCATATCCATATCGTCTTTCGAATGAGCCAATCGAGCTTCAAGCTCTTGTTTAGCACGTTCGTACTCTCTTTGAGATGTTCGTTGCTGATACTCAACTAACGATTGAATTTCTCTATCCCTCTGTTCCATCTTCTTCTTCAGAGAGTATATTTGTTCTATGACCTTTCCAGTTTTGTCGAATTCTTCTGGGGTTTTGTATTTGTCTGGGTCATTACCTTTGGCCACCCACTCTTCTTTAGAGAGGTGTCCGTATTTCTTAGCTCGTTCGACTAATTCGCTGTCATCACCCTCAGGCTTTTCTTCTTCATCACTTTCTTCAACACTTTCGACATCATTAATTTCTTCATCGTCTTCATGTTCATTTATAATTTCTTCTATAATTTCTTGGTCTTCTATTTCAACACTCATTGTTGTTTCCTTTCTATAAATTTAACACCATCGTCTGTGATTAAATAGTACTCTCCGTCTTTATCCATCTGGTTACTTTGATATGGCACAAAATGTACAATATCACCAATGGTTGGAGGACGTATTTCATCTCCATACTTTTCTCTATATTTGCCGCCAAATGCATCAGATGCCATTTTAACAACCACTCCTCTACTTGCCGAGTGTGCAAATGATTTCTCTTGAGGGACATATATTAAGCTGTCTTTAGACAACCCTAAATCCTCTCTAACTTGTGACAAGTCAATTTTAATTAGTATGTGACCATTTATTGGCTCACCACGCAGTACATCTTCTCTATTAATCGCCATTACTTTCCTCCATTATTAATGCAATATCTTCTATTATATTAATCACTGTTCTCATTCCGTCTAATTGACCTAATGAGTATGTATAATCTAGCGCTATCTTTCCTGTACTTTTTTCTTGTATATGAGACCCATCTGTTATTAAATCTCTAAGTTCTTCTGTCGACTCCTTTAAGGTTTTTAAAACTGCTCTTGTATTCCCACTGCTTAACCACATATTCCATTCTTCCACGAGATTCCTCCTCTCATTTATTAATTCTCTTTAGTGTTATTACGCCTACTATCGTCCCTTTGTTGTATAGCTTGCAGCTCTAGACGTTGACGTTCGACTTGAACCTTGTCTTCTGCCACTGTAGCCATCCTGTCCTTGACATTTGCTTCTTGCTGGTCTTTATGTGATTTTGCCACCATCATTCGTTGCTTCTCATCTGACTCAGCTGCAACTATTTGGAATTGTTTTTCTTTAATTTGTGTATTCAACATGTCGATGTGAAGTTTCATACCTTCACGCTGTTCTCTGATTTGGTCTAACTGCATTTTGCCTTCAGCAATGCTTTTCTTCAATTCTAGTTCAGCCATCTTGGGGTCTGGAGCTGGAGCTTGAGGAGGTGCAATAAGTTCTTCTGGCTTATCTATCTGAAGTCCTTTAAGGATTCGAATAGCCAGTGCAGGTATGTTTAAAACGTTCGCCAGAGGCGTCTGGAGCATTTGTTGCAGTGCCTGTATCTTCATGTACACGTGAGCCTCTGAGCTCTGTGTAGGGTCTGCTACGGGCATTATATCCAGTTCTGAAGCATTAAAGATTTCACGAGATATTTGAATGTCTAAATCTTGGTATTTAACAAATCTCTCTAAACTAGAGAACTTACCATAAAGATGAAACATCATCTTAAATTCTTTCTTCAGCGAATGGAACAGTTTTTGCACCATAGGCTTGAATGCTCTTGAGCCTTGTTCAACAATTGCCAACATAGTGGTGGCTGGGACGTTCTGTCCCTCGCTGTCTCCCATGAGAGCTTGTGTTACAAACCCTGTCTCTTTTCCGGCATCTATCAACAATCCTAATAGCGAGAAGAGCACTTGTGAGGGTTCTTTAAAGGGTAGGGGCATTATTTGGGAACGAATGTCAACATTGGGAGGAATTTCTAGTTGCGTAAACTTCCCTAGCTCCTGCTTAATTTCTCTTTTTTTAGTTTTAAATGCTTTAGTTGTAAAACCACCTTGTTGATTGGCCAGTGTTCCTGAGTCAATCAATTGGCGTAGAATACTTGTTATGGATTTGTTCTGATGGAACAATAAATGATTTAACCCCATACTGTGGTATTTACCTGCAGGGTCATCTATACAATGATAGTCCACTATGTATGGGCGCGGGATGATTTTCTTAATCTTGCCCTTGTCATTGACATGAATGTCTTCTATTTCATATCCTGCGTATATTCCCAAAACTTTGTCAGAATCTTTATGGAAATAAACTATATAAGGTTCTTCATATCCGTCTTCATCTAAATCTAAATAGCAAAACTGTTCTAAGACTTCATATACGGGATTCGTGTCTTGTAAGTCTTGATCTCCCTCGTCTCTAATGTATCCAGCTTTAAGTGATTCGATGTCAACTTCTGAAAAGCGGTCTGCTCTTATATATTCAGTTATTTCGTTCTTAGTCATATAATTACGCACTGTAATCCTACGTGCCTTATCTATAGAACTTGTGTTTGTATTAATGATGACGTCTTCTGGACTGAGCACTTCGCTGAGCACTTTATCCTGACCATCGTCAAAACAAAGTTTACGATATCCTGTTCCCCATGCGCACACCATGTGTATCAACTTATGAGATTCTTTTAACCACGAGTCGCTATCGATGAGAAGGTCATATGAAAAGAACGAACTCACCTTTTCTGCTTTAATTGCTTTTGTACCGTCTGGGTCTGGGCCTAATACAGCACATTCAGCCACCTTGTTGTTTCTCACTAAATGAGGTATGAGACGAGAAGCCAGTTGTATATTAGCTGACGCTAATAAGGGATATATAACCTTGGAGTGAGCGTAATTCTGGGTGTGTTCATTTCTTGCTTCTGCCTTAATCATCTTCAAGGCTTCTTTATTCATGTCAATCCAATCTTGGCATGACTCTAAATCTATGTCATATCCATGTCCGGCATCTGATGCTATATCATGTAATTGATCTTCATCCAACATTTCTGCTATGTTATCTGATTGAACAAATTTTATTAATTTCTCAATACTCACTCAATTTCTCCATAATGGTTCTTATAACGCTCATTAAGCGGGTTAATGTATATTATAACGCTCATTAATATCCTGTAAGAGGGTCTATGTCCTTCGAATTCTGATGTTCTTCGTAAGGGTCTGCGCCCTCCATTTCCATATCGTAATGGCTTAGTGCTATCATCTCAAATATGCTGATGCCGTACCTCAGCGCGTCTAATAAATGGTCATCTTGATTGCGGGCAATTTTATTAGGGTCTTTTGAATCGTATCTATATACTCGGTATTCATCTAGTAGTTCTGTGAGATTGCTGAAAAACTTCAACATCCCTGATTCCAACATATTATATATTTGACTAACGCCTGTTACAATACTATTGTAGCCTGGTCGTAGGTCCAATCCCAATCCTCGGAAGTAATCAATTCTCATACGTCCGTCGTCACGTCTTCCGCCACCTGAAGGGTCGGCTGCGCCCGTCATCCAATCGCCACGTTCTCTAATAGCATAAGCATGCTGAGCGTCTGTAACCTTTCCTTTCTTATACGTCGAATAGACATATATAATTTGTGTCACTGGGTCTTGGGCAAGCCATAGAGCGGCTGTATTATTCCATCCAAAATCGAGAGCATACGCTCTAGGAAAATAATCTGGTATTTCGAAAGGTTTACATGTGGCGTCTTGTTCACTTACAGGATACACTCGACCAGAGCCAAGCGCAGGAATTCCCTTTGTCCGAGCATCTCTCTCATTGGGTGGCATTTCCGCAATCATTGTTGCTTTATCCTCTTCTGTTAGATGAGGTGCATCATCCCATGAAATAGCTATAGCATATCTTTCTTTATGTTCTGGATGTGTTCCGTCAGGTGGGAATCGACCATTAGGCAAATACCTCATTACAACCTCACTGAGCCCTTTTAGAGGGGTGAACAGCATCATACACTTACCCGGCTCTTTAACTCCTTTAACACCTCTTAAACGAGCTATACACTCAGAGTAGATTTCTTCGGGTGGTTCTTCATCAAAGATGATTAAATCTAAAGTTGCTGCTTGAAACTGATTGCGCCCCATTTCGAACGTTTTAACTGTAACGGAGCTGATGCCACCGTTTTTATGTTTAGTTTGTATTTGTCCAATTGCGCCAGGAACACCTGGCATACTCTTGGTGTCATGTATAAATTCTTTTCTTATTAGCCCCGTGCCCTGTTCCTCACCTACGCTTCCTAATAATGATTGTTGCATTGAATCGCGCCATAGTGAGCCTGATTCGCAAATCACCCACACCTTAATGGACTTCTTAAATGTATGTCCTTCCCACCCTTCAGGATAGTCCCCTGTCAAGTGGTAGGCAAGTTCTGTTGCGCCTGTAAACGATTTACCTGAACCGTTACCTCCGCCCAGCACTCTGAATCTGTGTGTCAACCCTGCTTTGAAAAAGTCCCAATGCTTATGATAAGCAAGCCTTGAGAAGGGTCCTTCCATTGGAAATACAGAATCAATTAAATTATATTTCTTATGCTCAGAGAATGCTTGAATCGCTCTGGCTATATTTAATAGCTTTGGTCTGTCGAGATTCATACTATGAATCCACTTCTACATCTATGATGTTGACGAGTTCTGGTATGCGTTCCATCTGACTTTTTATATACGCTAAGAGTTCCTCATTCGTTTGTTCGTTGAGGACATTCATAGTGTCTATATTAATTTGTGTATTCGTTGTAGCTGCTGAAGGCTTCTCTGCCCAGCCGTGTCTATACTTACCTAAGTCTCTCCAGAATTGATAATCAACATCTGTTTGTTTCAACATGCCTTGTCTTCCAAGGTCTTCGTGTATTGCGTCAAAAGCAACTTTGCCCCTCTCGTGTGCTTCCTTGAGTTCGGGCACTTCTTTAAGCCATCTGTAGAATGTAGACCTAGATACGCCCCATCTGGCCATGACTTCTGTATCAGATAGTCCTGCTGCCATCTTCTTGTATAGTTCCACACAATGTTCTGGGTTGTATTTCGTTAGAGCAGTCATTATTTTCTTCTTTTAGGAGATGCTGTTAATAGATTTATTATATATTTCTGTGAACCTTTAATCTCTTCTATATCGTCTTTTAATTCTGCAAACTTAACTTCAATGATCTTAATATCTGTTCTATGCTGAGACGAGTCCTTTTCAAGTTTGGTTAGCCTTTCATTATTTATTTTACGGTCGTACATATAAAACCCACCCATCGCTGTTATCAATGAGGCTATTATTACTCCAATCTTGTCCCATAATGCTTCCATATTTTAACTCGACCATTTCGTGCGTTTCCACGGTATGCCCCATGCACTCAGTTCACCTGTTACCCTATCTATATCGGACACTGTTATAACGAGGGAGTCGTTTATCTTTGCTTCTTCTAATAACTCTTCTGAATATCCCCATTTAACAAACAAGTCAACCAACATAGGCCAATTGCTTATAGTGTTAATGACAGCCGAGCTGTCTCCTTGTTTAATCTTCATTAGATAACTCTGCAGCGTTTCTAATAGCTTCCCATTGTTCTTGGGTCATTCCGTTTTTAAATAATGTGCGCCTTAATTCAGTGGCTAACACTTCCTCGTTGATAGCTTTAATCTTTTCCAGTTTGAAGTCTCTTCGAGCTGCCATGCCTCTTCCTATAGACGAGAACATTAGCCCGATGTTTTCTTTGGCAATTGGAAGTCCCCAAGTAACTGACAACATCCCTAGATATATGTATTGCACCCACTGAGGTATTGCTTCAAAGTTAAACCACAGTGCCTCTGCTTTGCTAGGGAATATTATAGAGTATAAAATGATGGCGCTCACCCAGTAGAATGTTCCTTGACGGAACCCTTGACTGGTGGCGCCTAAATAATTTGAACGTTGAGTTGTATCTGATTTGGAAGCTTGTATTGCAGCTTCTGTGTTGGCTTTCAATACGGCCAGCTTATAATCCTGTTCGGCCTGCACCTGTGCTGCCTTCGTCTTAAAATATTGACCTATCGGTCCCTTCTCTCCAAATATCCCTGAGAGTAATGGTATTAAAGCCATCCACATTTATTATTTTTCCTAATAATTAAAAGGTTTAAGATTCTTTACGGATTTTAAATTCACTTGGGAATTCTTAAACCACTAATTGGTTGTCACTTAGGGTAAGAATCTAGTTACATCAATTAAGCTATTGAATATACTATTATTTCTTACCCATCAGTGTCTGTAACTGAGTTCATACCCTGTAGAAGAAGTTAATTAGACATCTCCTAAGTATTATTATAACACACCAATCCGCACCTGTCAAGGAAATAATGAAAATATATTTTAATGTTTAGTGTGCTCCTTTTCGTCGCACGTTCTTTATAGTTCATCTTCTCCCTTACTTATTAGTATAGTGGTTACTTTAAAGTTTGTCAAGGGCCTTTTGAAAATATATTTTCTCCTACGTTCGTGTGAATTCCTTAGGAGTTTGCTCTATTCTGGGGCAGTTTTGGGTTTAGTTCACTCGATAGTGGGAATATGTTCCTCTCTTAATAAAACCTTAAGGAAACTTTATATTTTTGCTTCGTAAGCCAGGAGTGGGTCCTCTATACATTC